CTAGTTCTTCTTGCATCTTACGAATGTGGTCTACCTGCCACTGCGCAAGGGGCGGATTTGTAGCGTTCACTTTCCGCCCAGTCCCTTATACGTTGCGTACGCTTGGCCGACCGTGCTGAGCAGCGACGGGCTGAATGCGCCCGGCACTTCGGTGCCGACCTTCGTCGCAGCCTGAGGCACGGCTGGCTGCACGCCCTGAAGCGCGCCAGTCATCGCCTTAATCTGCTCCTGCGGGTAGGCCTGCCGCGCCAAGAAGTCTTCGCGAGCGATGTCGAGGTTCTTCTGCGCCAGAGCCTGCTGCTGCGAGCCAATCTGCTGGAGAGCGCCTGCGCCTGCCAGCTCTTGCTGCTGACGCTGCTGCGCAAGCCCTGCCATCTGTTGCGCGGCCTGAAGCTGCGCTTGTGTGTCTTGCCCGTACAGAGCGCCGGTGCTCTTGCCGAGATCGGCGAGCATCTGCTGTTGCGCCTGTGTGAGCGCGCCGTAAGTCTGGCCAATGTCGGCCATGCGTGTGCCAGCACCAAGCAGCGCCTGCTGCTGAGCGCCGCCCAGACCGCCTGCGGTCGAGGCAAGCTGCGCCTGACGTGCCAGATCGGCTTGCGCCGTCTGCTGCGCTTGGCCGTAGCCCTGTTGAAGCGCGGCCGACTGCTGCGCCGAGATGCCTTCTATAGCATCGCGGATAGCGCGACCGGTAATCTCAGCCTGACGCGTGCCGCCAAACTGACCTGCGCGGATCATCTCGCTCTCGATACCCGGCAGCACTTGCTCTTGCAGAGCGCGCGTGCCGAGCTGACCGATGCGATTGACGACCTGCTCTTGATATGGGTTCATGTACTGGCCGACCGTCTGCGCGGCGGTCTGCCCAGCCTGCGCTAGGTAGGGCTGCGCCATCTGGAGGCCGAGCGCGTCAGTGCTGCCAGCAACATAACCTGCGCCTTGCTGGAGGCCCGGCGTTGCGGCTGCGAGACCAGACATGCCAGCGGCCTGTCCGAAATAGGGCTGAGCAGCGCCAAGAGCCGATCGACCGAAGACGTCCTGCGTCTTAGTCGACGCAGTGCCAAGCTCGGGACGGAACGTGAAGGCGCCTTGACGCGTCGCTTCGAAGCCGGCCTGTTGATCAGGCGCGAAGTCAGCGACGCGTGGAATTGCTTTGCCAGAAGCGTCAACATACTCTTGGAACGGACGCGCTGCGACTGCCTGCTGGTTAGCAAGGATGTCCATCGCATAGTTCGTGTACCAGTCCGGCAGAATTGTCTGCTGGGTGGATGAGACAGGAACGGCTTCGACGGGCTTACCCTCTGTCAAGAAATCCAAAAAGCCCATTACGTACGTCCTCCTGACAGGTATTTCTCAGGCCGCTTAGCATTAACACTAAACTTGCCCTTAGCCAAGTTGCGGCCTTTATGTTTACGAACTTTAACGCGCATCTCATCGAGCTTCTTTGCGCCAGCCTTGCTTGAGCCATCACCCAACAGGGCGACAGTCTCTGCGTCTATCACGTATTCGCCATCGGAAAGCACCGCAGGGATGTCGTCCGAGCGGCCAGTGCCGGGGCCTTCAACGGCGAAGCTATCGCGGGATGAGCCGCGTGCGTAGCCCATTGAGCCGCCGTGCGCCATGCCGGTTACCCGCTTGAAGGTCTCTTCGCCCAGTGTGCCCGGGCCGAAGGCCGCATAGGGCGACGTAGCTTTGCTCAGGTCTGTGCCTGCACGGATGTCCATCGCGGGGCCGGTGGCGTAGCGGTACCAGTCTGTGGTTGGGCGCGCTGCGGGCGGTGCAATGTCAAAACCGCCGACTTTGAACGCGCCGCCCACACCGGGTGTGGGCAGTTTGGCCGAGAAGATTGGGTTGATTGCCTGAGAGCCGGGTGCGCCGCCTCCTCCGCCGCCACCGCCACCACCACCGCCAATCAGACCAGCGGCAAGACCTGCGAGGCGCAGATAGTTAGCGGCGTCTTTGGCGGTGAGCTTGTCGTTTGGCGCGCCTCCCGTCTGCGCTGCCGTAAGCGCGCCCGCTGTTATCGCGGGCAACGCCGTTTCAACACCGGCTATTACTGGAGGGGTCTTTGTGGGGAGCCTACCTGTGACTTTAATAATGTCGTCCTCAGCTTGGGTAGCAGCGGTCGAGCTTGCGCCAGCACCGCCGCCTGCCGTGGCAGCGGCGAGGCCGCCCAAGCCGCCCAAAGCGGCGAGCAGTTCTTCTGGAGTGAAACTTTCCGCTCCGGTAACGACCATCGGGTTTCGCTCGGCTTCGATGTCTTCTGCCGTTTTGTTCTGTTGCACGGGCTGCGTGGTGTTTAACGCGCCCGAAAGCATCGCGTTGACGGGAACAGGAAACGCTGCGGCAAATGGTGCGCCTGATCCAGACGCGAGCCTAGACCCTGTTACGGTTAGCCCGTCATAAGGGACCGCAGTCTCAGCCATAGATGACGGCTGCTGCGCAAACTTTTCAGCAGGCGTCTTGTAGCCGGTTACACTGCTCAATCCGCTACCAATCGTTGAACCAAGTGTCGAGCCAACAAGACTAGGCGCGACTGCTCTCGTTGCGTTTACGAGGATGCCGTCAAATGCGCTAGTAGGAATTGCTGCGCTTGCAATCTTGTCGACTGGTGCTGCTGACGCTGCGGGAGTAGCTGGCCCAAACACTTGGCCCCCAGCATAGGCGCTACCTCCAGCAATAGCGGCGCGCATCAAAGCATCTTTAAGGCCGCGACCCTGTGCTGCACTTGAGACGGCAGAGCCAAGAGCCGCGCCCGCAATAGGTCCGATGCCGGGGATAAAGGATGCGGCAAATGGCAGAACATTATCGGCTAAGAAACCAAGGCCGCTTTGCGACGGGGCTGCGCGGGCAACGTCATAGAAACGGGTTTCACCAGTGGGTGCTATGAACTCGCCAGCTTGTATTTTAAAGTTAGCGTTTTTTCCGAGTTCATCACTGAGGCTTTGGGCCGCAGCAACTGCTCTGTTCGCGCCTTCGACGCCAGAACCGCTGACGATAACATTACCTTTAGCGTCCACAAGGCGAACCTCTTGCCCCTCGCGCACATTAAACGTGTTATCAGTTCCAAACGAAAGTGGTTTGTTGCCAGCGGTTGGGCCGGTAATAGACGTTCCCGGAGGCGGAGCGTTCGCCGCAGCCCTGCGATCAGCCAGAGCTTCGTATGACATTGGCGCAACAGCCTCTGTCGTCATCGGCATAACTGCCGCCTGACGGGGCGTGTCCATGATAGGCGCGACTTCAAACGCCGAGGGCTGAGGCGCCGCCTGTGGGAGTACGCCGAACGACGGCATCGCGCCCTCGTCGAATTCTCCAAAATAGCGAGCTCGCATATCTACTGCCATTAACCCTGTCCTTCAAGCATCGGGTAAGCTCTCATCGCCCATTCCCGCCAGTCGTCAAATTGATAAGGGTTTGGTGGGTTGCGCTGCACAAATGGCTGTGCGCGTACGAACCCAGCGGCCCAGTCTTGCCAGTTAGCTTCGTCTTCGAGTTTACCGAAAGACCAAGCGTCTCCGTTGGATAATATAACACTATCCGCCCAATCTCGTAAAGTCATACCGCGCGGATCAATCATCAGCCAATCACCGTGCCATCGCCCGGCTGGAGATGCGCCAGCACTAAGCCCATTTGATAGTCGCCACCGATCGTGTTCGACGCAAAGCGGAACCGCAGTTCACGGCGCTGCGTCTTAAAGTAAACGACCTGTTCCTGCGGCGTCTGCGGTGTCTCGACGATGACGTGTTCTTCGCTGTAGACCTCAGGGGCGCGGGCGTTAGCGCGGCCGGCGACCTGCACTGTCATGTCGCCAGACTGCACGAAGTCAGGCTCGAGCATAAGCACTTGGAGCGCCTTGTTCTCTTGGCTCATCACAGGCATCGATAAGTCGGCGGTCTCAAAGAACGAGAACACCGGCTGGATGTCTATCCCGTCAATCTCGTCGGTGCCGACCTCATGCACCCACAGCTTATACTGCTCGATCTCGCTGTCTTGCGTGACGCGGACGTCATTGCCCTGCGTGATGCGCGTGTCGTTCGCTTCAGTGACGCGGATCTCTTCAGCGCTCACCGTCGGGACAATGCCGGTCATCAGCGGCTTGGGGAAGACGCTGGTGAAGGCGCCGGCAGAGCGACCGCCGTTCGGCAACTCGCAGTCGTACCAAGTGTTCTCGCGGACGTTATAAATCACCGCATGGCTCGGTTCCGTAGCGTCGCCGCGCGGATAGCACCACCAGATCTCGCCGTAGCGAGGGATTTTGACCGCAAACACCTTCTGCCGGTACTGCTGGTTCAGCCCGTCGAAGAAGTAGTTCTGGTTCATGTCGTTCGGGATTTCGCGCACGACGCCGTTGAAGCTCAGGAAGCGGTCGGTGCCGATCCAGTAGAAGATGCCGTCATACTCGATGACCGTATTCGAGCCGAGGATTGAGCTTTGCGTGCTGATCGTGTCGAATTGGAAGATAGCGTCGCCGCCCACAAAGGACGCGCGCAGAAGGCTGTCTGCCGACCAGAACAGGCCAGATGGAGCGTTGCCCGGACCGCCGCGCAGCGGCATGGCGCGCACAAGCTTCTGGCCGGTAATGTTGGCCGCGCCAGATCCTGAGCCTGTGAAATCAGTCGGATTGCCCGGCACCGACCACATGACATAGCCGTTGTCGCCGAAGCCGAAGGTGTACGGATGCAAAGCCACGACGCCGCCCGTCAAGCTGTAGCCTGTGGGCAGGTTGGTCACCTCTTGAAGCGCGTCAGTGTCAAACAGGCCGCCGTAGAAGAGCTGACCGCCAGTGCTATTGCAGATGCAGTTCAGGTTCGGTGCGACTTGTGCCACGAGCTGCGCGCCGCCCAGACCGGCCGCCGTGTCGACGTCGAACTGCCACATGTTGGCGTCGTTCTGGTCGAGCGCGGCTGGTGTGCGGTTGGTGATGACCGACGTGTTGAAGCCGCCGTCAATGTAAAAACGCTCGACAAAGTTCGCCGAGCCGCTGTGAACATATGTCAGGTTGTCTTGCGTGTACTCGTGAAGCGCGCGGCTGACCTCGCGCAGATATTTGCTGATCGAGCGGTAGCCGCCCATCTTACGCGGCAACCCGCGCTGCCAACGGACCCACTGCCCGTCGACGTAGCTGTCGCCTTCGAACTTAGTCCCGTCCCGTTTAATGCCGGGCCCAGACCGTATCTGGACGATCTTTTCAGCCATCAGCCGAGCGCCACCGCGAATACGATGGCAGCGTCGTCACCGCCACCGCCGCCAGATACACCTATAGCTGCCTGCGCCGCTGCCTGATCGACGGCAGTAAAGACGCCGATGCCGACCGTTGTGCCGCCCAGATTGATGAGCGCACCGTTGGCCGTCGTGGCGCCAGTGCCGCCATCGGCAACGCTGATTGGCGTCGATATGCCGCCGGTCTCAGCGTCAACGACGTCAGAGCCGTCGCAATACAAGATGGCGCGGCTGCCGCGCGCGACGAGGACGCCCGGCGTCTGCGTGTTTGTCCTGACGCGCAGGGTGAACGAGCCGCCCGTTGTGTTGTTGTAGACCCAGTATTGCTGCGTCGTCTTTGGCACGACGATCTCGACGTTGCCGACGATCGCGCCGGTGAACTGGTAGGCAATACGGTTTAGCTCGGAGCCGGACAGCGTATAGTCGCCGCTCTCGCCAGCCAAGTTGATTGAGGTGTAGTCGAACGCAAACACGGCGCTCTGGCCGAGGCCGAGCGTGAACCAGTTCAAGCCGTCGGTGATCAGCGTGACGCTGTCGCCGGGCGAGAGGGTGAGGGCCGCATCGCCGTTGACGGTCTCAAGACCCTGAGGTGTTACGACGCAGTTGCCTGAGCCTTCGTTACGGACAGCGACGAACCAGTCGTTACCGACCGTCACCGCCGAAGGCAGCGTGAACGTGCCGAGACCGCCGTTCCACACATAGGCCTTGGCGCGATCGTTAGCGCCAGCCGTGTAGCTCGTGTTGAAGAGCGTCACAGGCGTTGACTGAGACAGCGTCGAGCCTGTCGCGGCCAGACCGAAGCCAGCAAGTGCGGAGGCCTGCGCCTGTGCAGTCGCAGCGCCGTAGCGGAACACGCGCCACGAGCCGGATGCCGTGCTGTTGTCGATCAGGTAGATTTGCCACTGCTCGCCCTGCGCAACAGAGGCAAGAGTAACGCCAGTGCTGCTCTTGATCGTAACCGACTGCGGGCCGAGGTTGTTGAACAGGATCGTCTGCCCCGTGCCGGTCTGATCGGCCGGCGGCATGAAGACCGAGTAGGAGCCTGTCGGCGTGATGTCGATGATGCTGGCGGCCGGATACTCGGTCGTGCTGCTCTCGAGAGGCCACTCAAGCGCCGTATCGGCGGTTAGCGACAGCGCCAGATAAGACACGTCGGACGGGTAGATCGTCGTCCCACCGAAGACCTGTGTGTAGGTATTGGTCATTAGGCCTCCTTACGAACCGCTGAGCGGTCGAGTATCTTGGCGAGATCTTCGCCGTTGAGCATAGCGGCAGCGCGATCGTACATCTGTTGCCAAACTGGAATACGTTCGTCGTTCTTCAGGAACGGCGTCGCCTCAAGCAGCGTGCCGTAAAGCAGGAGCTGCGGAGCAAAATCGGTGAGCCAGTTGGTCTGAACGACGTCGTCCAACAGCGGCGGGATTTCATAGTATAGGATCTCGAACGGGTATTCCGCGTCCGGCGTCGGCGCAATCAGCCAGTGGTTGTAGTCATAATCGCTGTAGAAGATTGGCTCTTCAGTCGCGGTACGATCGGGCCAGTAGCTCAAAAGATACTCATAGGCGCGGGAGAAGACCACCTTGCGCGTGTTGTTCTGCGTGCCGGTGCCAATGTTGACCGACACGGTGTCGCGCCAACGGTCAGGCTTGGGATAGACAGCCTGCCCGACCGCCAAAGTGCCGGTGACGACGTTGATGAAGCCCTGTACCTTGAGCTCACGGGAGATCCGGCGCTCTGCAAGGTTAATCAGGCGCGGGATTTGCTCGTAAACAACAGGGTCAGACGCGTAGGAGTTGCCACGCTCCAAGTAGCGTCGGACGTCCTCCTGGAGCGTCGTAAAGGTCATTGTGGTCGCCATGGCGCAGTCCTACAGCATTTTGTGGCAAAATGCCACGGTTAGGAAAGGTACTCGAATAAGAGGCCCGCAATCGCCAAAACGAGAGCGCCAAGGGTCATTTTGCCCTTTGAGATGCCCTTCTTGCTGACGGGTGGAATTGTTTGGCCGATAACAGACTTAGTCGCTTCTTTAACGACAACGCCTTTGATAAGGTTTTTGATATTCATAACGTCCTCCTTAGAGCCAAGTAGCATACTTCTTGGTTTTCATTTTACGGTCGTCGAGGCCGTGTGTACCACCATTGATGCGCTTTGTCAGCGCGAGGATGGCAGCGTCGTTTATGCCTTGGTCACATATCGACCACAGCTTGTTTGCGTCGAAGAACCACAGGGCGCTCTCAAAGCCCAGTTCGGTAGCCACAAGGTCTGGGTTGTCCAACACCTCTTGTTCGCGGCCAATGTACCGGCCAAATGCGCGGTAATTGTTCTTGCCCGTGAGTTGGAGGGGGCCTCGTCCTTTGTACAGAAAACCTTCGCCTGACGCTTCGTCGCCGTTGCCCATACGGTTGGCGTAGACGCGGTTAGCGATCTTTGCAGGCTGACGCTCGTAAGCCTTAGCCAACGCATCGGTCGGGAAGTACTTCCCAAAGATGCCGCGCAGACCCTTGGCGCCGTAGTTCAGGTTCTCGCTGAACGCCTTGAAGTTGCCACTCTCGTGCGCGCACTGAGCGAAGAAGTGGGCAGCACGGTTCTTGTTTAGTTTGAAGTAGGATGCGGCAGCCTTCAGCGTGCCGGGGCCGAAAGCCCCGTCAGCCGTTACGCCAATCTTCTTCTGAAGTTCAATCATGCTCATTTGCCAGCATTCCTCCAATCCGGGAAATCATTTGCATCGACCACGCCGTCTCCGTTCAAATCATACCTCAGGTCGCCGCGATACTTCTCCCAAGGCTCCATGTCGTCATCATCGTCGTCTTCGACAGGCTCAGTCAGTTCGAGTTCTGGCTCAGGCGCCACAGGGGCAGGCGGCGGGGCCATAGGCTCTGGAGCGGGTTCTGGCTCAGGATCGTCGCGGTCTTCTGGCGGAGGCGGGACAAGCTCGCCCTTCATGCCCATGAGCGTGGCGTAAGAGCCAGCCACCGCGCCGACAACCGAGGTCATGACGTAGCTGAGCAAGCCGAAGACGTCCTTGTTGTCGATCACTTCGTTCGACACGAACAGGCCAGCAATCATGGCAACGGTAATAGTGCAAATGACGAACGCCATCGTGCGGGCCGCCATAAGAAGCGCCTTGATGCGCGCGTCCATCAGTTTATCTTCCATCATCAGTCCTTTCCGGCCAGCGGGTTCGCCAGCGTCTTTTGAATACGTGCAGCGGTCTCAGTCTCGAGTTCCTTGATCCGACGCTGTTGCTCCCTGTCCTGCTCGCGCAGTTGGTCTATGATAGCGCGCTGCATCGCCATGTTCTGCGCGTCGCTGTTCCGAACGCTGCTCGACACCGCGTCAACGGTCTGGCGCGTTGCGCCTACGCTGCTGGAGATTGAGCCGGTCAGGTAGTTCAGCGCCTCGCTGTTACCCTTGGTCAGACGCTCGACGCTGGTGACGCGCTCATTCAGCACGGAAATCTGGCTGTTAATACCTGACAAGTCGGGCGGCACATACGCTGCCGTGACCTCCTTCATGGTCAAGAACTGCTGATACACTTGGAAACCAGCCCACAGACCGCCGACGATGGTCGATACAGCCGCAAAGATAATAGCAATCTTGCCGCTGCTCAGTCCACCAATCTTAAAGCTGAAGCCGCCCTCGTCGAAAGAGACCTTTGGCTCCTCATCTGTACTGCTCATCTACCATCTCCTGCCATCGGGCATCGTTTGTCTGCATCAGTCGATACATCTCAAAGTTTGCGTCTTGCAGCCTACGTCTGCGGTATATATCACGAATTGCGTAAAAGTCAGCCCTATCTTGCAACGACGCCTGCGTGTACGCGGCGAAGCCCGGCACCGCTCCCATCGCTGCGATGGTTTCGCTCTCGCCTTCAGATATTCCGCTGTCGGATGGTGGGGCATTTCCGCCGGCGGCTGAAGGCTGAGGCGAGCCAAGGCCTAGCGCCTCGACCGTGTTGGACATAGACATCGGGCTGCCTGCCGCGATCGCCATGTCCAGTGGTGACGATCCTTGCGACACAGACACAGTCGGCCCCTGCACGAACGACCCGCCGAATGCGTTATCGAAGCGCATTTGCGTTGTGAATGTGCCTGATGACGACGAACCGTCCTGCATCTCCTGCATGGCGTCTTGCTGTTGCGCGCTCTCGGTAAAGTCGGCGCCGCCTGCGGCCAATGCAGCAACTTGGTCAGGTTCTAGTCGCTCGGCTGTGTCGGCTTCACGCGCAATGGTCTCTGTGGTAGCTTCCGGTTCTTCTGCTACTTCAGTAGTCGCCGCTACTTCGTCTGCCTGTTCCAACGCAGCGGTGGCTGTCTCAAGCACCTGCGCCATCTCTTCCGGCTCAAGCTCCGTGCTTTGCTCCACCGCTTCGGTATTGGCGGCCACAGGGTCTGGTATGACATCGACACTGGCCGGTGGGCAGCTTGGGTCCATAGGCGTCACGTTGCAGTCAACGGTAGCGGTTGGCGCAATCCACGACAATATGCCGGACTGGTTCTGAAGGAACTGCGCGTTGCGCCCATAGAAGAGCGGGATGTTATCGTCCGCAGTTGGACCAGTAATCCCTGCGGTGAAGGTGTGGCCCCCATTAAAGCCCAGATTGCCGTAGTTCAGTTGTATCTTGCCGTCGGCAAATAGGCCGATCTCGAAGGTGCTACTGTTGTTCGTGCCGTATTCGTTCACGCCATACCAGCCGAAGAGGATCGAGCCGTCGTCGCGGCGGAAGTATGGGTTGCCGGTGTAGCTGACTAAGTCTGACCAGTAGCCGTATATCGTGTTGCGCTGCGCCATTTCGATGGGCTGGCCATCGCAGCATAAATTCGCCCCGCTTTGAAACGACACAAAGCCGTTGCTCGACACCCAAGCGTCGGTGAAGGTCTGGCCCCAATACTCAAACTCAAAGCCAAGAGCCACGTTCCGCGTGTTATCGTCACCCAGATTGAGCGGCGTCATTGTCGTTGGAGCGCCATTGATTTGCGGCGGGATTAGGGCAGGCTCGTAGGTCTGCGCACGCAGAGGCGTTGCGCAAGTCAGCAGGAGGGCCACCCGCAAAGCGTATGTCTTAATCCTTGACAGGGCGAAGCTCAACGTTTTCGGTCCACGCGGCGCGGGCTTCCTCGCCAATCAATCCCAAGAATGGGCACGGTGTTCCGGCCATCTCCATTGCTCTAAAGACGCGGAAGTCTTGGCATAGAAGGCTGACGGCGGCGACGCGCATACCCATGTCGTACAGGGTCTTCGACAGCTTCATCCGTTCGCAGTTCTGGTCACGCACAGTGCGGCCAGCCGACAGGCCAATGATCTGCGTCTGCACAGCGCCAGACTGGCCGGTCGTGCAGAGATCTTGGCTGTAGGACATCATGCTTGGCGCGATGGCGCTTGGCGGCGGCGACTTAATGTTCTGGTCAATCACCTGACGGTTGACGCTTTCGCTGTAGCTTTTGCTGTCAGACACGTTGACGTTGTTGTTCTGGTTGACGTTGTTCGCCGTGCTGTTAATCGTGTCGCTGTTGATGTTCCGGTTGGTGCTATCGGACGTGCTGTTCACGCTCTGGTTGATCGTGCTGTTGCTTATGTCCGTGTTTATGTTCCGGTTGGTGTTGTCGGACGTGCTGGTCGACGTGTTCTGGTTGATGTTGGTCATCGTCCCAGAGTTGATATTATAGTTGGTGTTCGTGTTGGTGGACGTGCTGGTGTTCACGTTCGTGTTAGTGGACGTGCTGGCCGACGTATTGTTGTTGGTGTTGTTCGACGTGCTGTTCGTCGTTGTGTCGTAAATGTACGACGTCGGCGCAGGGGCTGCCTGCGCAAACACCATAGAAGCCGCACTGGTGGCAGCGATAAGAGCGAGATAGCGTTTGTGGGCCATGTTACTTACCCAGAAGACCGACGAGCAGCATGATGATCCCGCCCGCGCAAGCGATCAGGATGTGCTCAATGCGCTTGATGCGAAGGATCGTCTCCTTCCAGCGCTCTTCTTCCTTGGTCTCAAGGGCTGTTAGCCGATTATCGACTTCTTTTAATGTGGCCACCAATGTTCTCCATCACTTCAAGTTCTTCAACTTGTAGATGGCCGACAGGTAAACACCTGTCAGGGTATCAATCAGGTTAGCGACAGCCCGATTGCCCTGACAGATGTTTTCGTGGTGCTCCTCGATCCATGCTGCATCGTCTTCCAGCGCCTTAAGGCAGTCGCTGGGTGTTGTTTTGGGGGCGGGGATAGCGCCCACAAGATTGAATGCGCCCTGATACGCCTCAATGAGGTCGTCCAGAGCGTCAATTACGTCATCGTAAAAGTGGCCGAGCGCCTTGTGCTTGGCGTAGCTTCCGGCGCCGGTAGCGCGCCAATGCTCGAAGTGCGCAAGGTTGCGTGCGTAGAACACGCGGCTGATAAGTTGTTCGATCATTGGATTTCCAGTTGTTTAGCGATTACATCGCGCATGATGACTTCTTTTGCCTGCTCGATGATCGAACTGGCAAGCAGGTCGCGGAGCCGATTGGCGAAATCAAGCATAGCCTCGTCTTCAGGGTGCTTGGCTTCAATCTCCTCAATCGCCAGATGGTAATTGTCGATGTTGATCTGGTGGTGCATCACTTCGCGCTGCCGATGCTCGTGGGCATCAGTCAACATCTTCAGACGTTCTGTTTCTAGGTCTAACATATTATGCTCCTTATTAAATTGGGCCGAATGCTACGCCGTAGGCAGAACTTGCAGGTAGTGTAGCGGGGTCAGCAAACTTAGTGCCAAAGCCGCTGCCACTCCAAGGATAGGCAAAGACATAAGGAGGCGCCGCACCTGTTACGGCGAGGGCGTCACCGGATGGACTGAACTTTACTCTACGCGCTACACTACTAGGTAGGGTGGCGGGGTTAGCAAACTTAGTGCCGAAGCCGCCGCCACTCCACGGGTAGACTGAGACGCAGGGAGAGGTAAAGTGCGTTACGGCGATAGCGTCGCCGGCAGGACTGAACGCTACGCCTTGGCCAGTGCCTGTAGGTAACGTAGCGGGGTTAGCAAACTTAGTGCCGAAGCCGCTGCCGCTCCACGGGTAGACTGAGATAAATGGTGAGGCGTAATGCGCTACGGCGATAGCGTTGCCGGCAGGACTGAACGCTACGTCCGCGCCTCCACCCACAGGTAGTGTAGCGGGGTTAGCAAACTTAGCGCCGAAGCCGCTGCCGCTCCACGAGTATGCGTCAATAAAGGGTGTCAATTCGCTCGATACCGCTATGGCGTTACCGGAAGGGCTAAAGGCAACGCCGGTGCCATCGTACGCAGGTAACGTAGCTGGGTTGGCAAACTTAGTGCCGAAGCCAGAGCCAGACCACGGGTAGGCGGTGACAAAGGGTGAGGCTTGGTGCGCTACGGCGATGGCGTTACCAGAAGGGCTGAATGCTACATCCATGCCTGTGTTGAGTGGTACAATACTAGGATTGGCAAACTTAGTACCAAAACCTGAGCCGGACCACGGGTAGGCTGTAATTTGCGCTCCTTGGTCGTGAGCTACTGCAATAGCATTGCTGGAGGGACTGAATGCTACGCCTCGGCCAGCACCCGCAGGCAGTGTAGCGGGGTTCGCAAACT